CTACCTTCAAAATATTACGCTCTCACAACGTTACTACTCCTTTATTATTTGGGGTATCGGTTGCCTCAGGTTTTAGTTCAAATGCTGATGAAATGAAAACAGGCGCTTTGTTGTTTGAAAACATGGTTATAAAGCCAAAACAACAAATGATAGTTGAAATGGTTAAAAAGATACTTTCCTTTAATGGTGTTTCTTTGAACCTTAGATTTAAAACCTTGAACCCTTTACAAGGTGATGAACCACAGCCCGTACAAGAAGTAAAAATGAGCGCCCAGGATGAATTAGACGTTGCGAAATACGGTGAGGACATTGATTTAAACGAGTGGGTGTTGATTGATAGTCACGAGGTAGATTATGAGCTTGAAGAGGAATTGGACGAACAATTACGCAAACTTAACGAGCCTACAAAATTGTCTAAGGTTCTAAACTTAGTAAAAACAGGTACGGCACGACCTAACACAAAGAGCTTACAAGATGGTGAGATTTTCAAGCATCGTTATAGATACGTTGGTGAGATAACTGATAAGACTCGTTTGTTTTGCAGAAAAATGATTCAAGCTAATAAAGTATATCGTAAAGAGGATATTGTTAGAATGAGCAGTGAAATTGTAAACCAAACAAGTACAAGAGCAGACGGAACAGAAGGCGGTTTTGGACCACGTGGAGCAACTACTTATGATGTATGGTTGTACAAAGGCGGTGGGGCATGCCACCATAAATGGGTGCGTGAAACTTACTTAAGAAAATCAGACGTTAATTCACCATTAGCTAAAAAGTTCACACCGGCACAAACTCGCAAACTTGGTGAAATAGCACCGACAAACGATAAGCGAGTTTACACACGTCCAATTGATATGCCTAACAAAGGATTTTTACCTAAATAATAAGACATGGCAGAAGCACTATTAATATCGAAAAAAGACCTGCAAGAATACACTTCTTTGAACGCTAATACAGACGTTGATAAAGTTATTCAATTTGTACTTGTAGCCCAAAATATTTGGATTCAGCAATACACGGGTTCAAAGTTACTTGATAAGATTAAAACGGATATTACCAACAATACGCTTGCTGGTAATTACATAACGCTTGTAAGGTCTTATTTAAAGCCAATGTTGATACATTTCACGATGGTTGAATACTTACCGTTTTGCGCGTACACTATATCAAATAAAGGGATATACAAGCATCAATCTGAGAATAGCGAAATCGTATCTAAGGAGGAAGTTGATTACTTAATAGAGAAAGAAAAACGCATTGCTGAAAGTTACTCGCAAAGGTTTTTAGACTATATTTGTAAAAACAATAGTTTATTCCCTGAATATACAACCAACGAAAATGGTGATGTTTACCCACAACATAATAACTATCTAACTAATTGGTATTTATGAAGAAAAAAAAAGAGTATAAACCAAAGGAAAAAAATATAATTAAACTTAAAATTTATTTAAATGATATTAGCAAATCACGGGGTAATAAGTAGTAGCGGAGGTTTGCCACCCTCAACTTTATTAAACAATCTATATGCAGTATATAAAGCTGAGTCAAATGCGAATGACTCATTAAGCACATATAATGGCACGGCGTATGGTGGGTTAACTTATGCAAGTGGGAAAAGTGGAAATGCTTTTAGTTTTAACGGGACTACATCTTATGTGGAATTAGGAGATGTTATGGACGTGGGCTTGTCTTCATGGACTTATTCCTGCTGGTTTAAAGCTTCAGACGTTACAAATTATCCTACATTGTTTAATAAGACAATTGCAGCAAGCTCACAAGGTAGGATAACAACTTATTTTATAGCTAATAAATTAGCTTTCTTATTTCAAGCTGATAGTAGCTTAAATGCTCAGGTGTTTTCAGCTACAACAATTAATTTAAACACATGGTATAACGCTGTATTTATTATAGATAGAGCTGATAAGTTAAAGTTGTATATAAATGGAGTTTTGGAAGCTGGTACATCAGAAAACAATAATATATCATCTTATTCAAATAACAATTATAATACAAGTCTTCCATTTATGATAGGTGCGGCAAATGTTGGTGGCGCCAACCCTCCAGGAAATTTTTTTAATGGTTTAATCGATGAATTTGCAGTATGGAATAGAGTGTTAACACAAGCGGAAATAACAGAATTACAAACAAAATATTATCCTTTTTTATTATGAAAGTTAGACATTTAACATTAGAACAAAAAAACATCCTTGTAGGTAAAGTTTGGGGTTTTCAAGGTCAATTATTTAATCCGACATTAGACGCCAATGGAAATTGGTTTATATCCAATGAAGAGGTGAACGGTTGCACGTTACAACAAGCGGAGGCTATTCCATGCGATGCGTGGCTATTGACGTTGCCTGAGATTGATTATAACCCTGTTATTAGTGATTTACCAATATGAAACGTAAATACTACGAGGGACAACAATTAAACGGAAAGATAGTAGCCACAATATGGCACGATGCAAGTAATTATTATATAAAGTTTAACGATGGAAGTTTTGAAGAATTTAAAAAATAGATGGAATGCACCAATGCCAAACTTTTGGAAAAAGGTGCAATCAGTAGGGATAGTTATCGGAGGTTTAGGCGCAGTATTTGTTGCGCCTCCTTTCGGGCTTACAGTAGTAGGCGGTTATATGGTTGCCGTTGGTTCGGTGGCTGGTGTTTTATCTCAACTTACAATAGATGACCAACGTTAAGAATTATACAGACAAACAAATACTCGATAGAGTTAAGTTGTTAAAATCATTTAAAGGTATTCCGCAAGGTTATTGGATAGTTGGGGTACGAAGTGAAGAGGACGCACCGAACAAATACGACGATAAGTTCTACTTGTTCAATGGTGAACAATTCGTAAAAGTTGTAACAGGCACAACTAACCCCGGTACACCAATCTTACAAGGTGGTTATCTTAAGTATAATCGAGTAGGCGCTGCGGTTGTTAAAGCTGATGAGGTATACTATGACGTTTGGAAGTTTGGACTTCATCAAGGTAAGATGCCAGCCCTAAAACAAGTAGGACCATTCATTGTATACCGTGACGGAGATAAAGATGGTAAGAGTGAAGAAATAGGAGCGCCAATTACGGGCAGTGGTTATGGTATTAACTTTCATAGTATATCAAATGATTTGTCGGTTAGGTTAGTTGGTGAGAATGTAGGTAATTATTCTGCTGGTTGCCAAGTGTGTAATAATGTAGAGCAGTATAGAATGATAATAAACATGGTTAAAAATCAAAACAAAATAACATATTGTTTATTGAATGAATTTTAGTATCTTTACTATTGTGTTTTAGGCGGTTAAGAAATTAATCGCTTTTTTTTTGCTCTAAAGTTTGGTGTATTAATAATTAATATATATATTTGCTATATAATTAAAAACATAAACACAATGAAAACAGCAGATTTAATTGCAAGCCAAATTTCAGAAATACGTGAAAAAGTTGGATATGGTAACAGATTCGACAAAGTACCATTCTCAGAGCAGTTAGTAACCGAGGCGCAAAAGGTAGCAGGAGAAAACTATGAATTCATTTTAAAAATAATGGGACATGAGAAACGCTAAAAAATTATTATACGCATTGGTTTGCATTATCATAGTAGGTTTTGTAAATCAATATTGGAACACATCCACTGCATTTTGGACTGCATTTGGGTTATTAGGTTGGACTTTAACAGGATTATGCTATGAAAAAGATAATAAATAAAATATTTAACGTTGACACGCTAATCATGCCCTCAGACGTTGAATTTATGAAGATTGATAGCGATAGTGTATACGCATCGTTTGAAGACCTTAGAGAGCGTCTATACATCAACGACGGGCTTGTTTACAGCGAAGAAGGTGATCGCATTTGTACTACAATGGAATTAGAGCAATTTGATGAATTTGCGGAACTAAACAAATGTATTACGTGTGGTGGATCAGGTGAGTATATGGTTACTGATTACGACCAAGATGGTCCATTTCAAAACATTTTAATCAACTGCTATTGTGCGAAGCCCTTCGAACTATAATTATATCTACGACAGAGTTCGTAATATGATTGAAGCTGGGTGGATTCAGCTAGATATAGCAAAACATTTAAATGTACCCGTTGCAACCGTTGGACATGCGATCGCAACGTACGAAGGAAAAAAGTATATAACAAGCCTATATTTTGGGCACAAAAACGAAGCATATTATGAAGAAGATTACATTTATCAAGCCCCTACTTTTGACGAGCTGTCTGATGATGAGCAGTATATCTGGCGCTCAATTGAGTTTACAGCAAATCAAGGATAAAGGCATTAAACACCCTGAAATCGTGTACGCACAATACCGCTTAGAAACAGGAAACGGCAAGAGTAGAGCGTTCAGAGAGTATAACAATGCGTTTGGATTCATCTATAAACGTAAATTAATGCGATTTAAGAGCATTGAAGAGTGCGTAGAGTATTACAAGACGTGGCAGTCGAAAAGATACGTTACAGGCGATTATTTCGAATTCCTAAAAAAGATAGGTTACGCAGAAGAAGAAGGTTATATAGAACTATTAAAAAAAATGTTATGAAAATAACTACTGCTAAAATAATTAGAGAACTTGAAAAAATAGGGTATAATAAAACATATTTAGTAAAGTCAGTAGATGAACATTTAATTAGAGATATTCGAGACATAATAGATGAAATTTTAAAACAACACAAAAACATAAGTATAAAATGAAAAAACTAATAATTGCAGCAGCATTGCTAATGGTAGGATGCGCTAAAGAAGAAGTGAAAACGTGCGATTGCCTTCGCATAACGGACATAAAACATGATTCGTTGGTGTTTTACGAGAACACGGTCTACACAGCGGAAATAACCATGATAAGCGATTGTACGTTTCTGCAAACAAAACGGATGTTTCATAGTGAAATAGAACCCTATAAGCAAAACAAAGTCGGTGAATGCTGGCAACCTCCATTTTAAATCCAAGCCCAATCTTTAAAGGTTGGGTTTTTTTGTGTGTAAAAAGTACGCTTTGAAATTACCAACAACACATTGAAAAACCTATTTGTACTAAGTAAACTATTATATTACAATTGATTAACCTAAAATAGTGCGAAAGTACGAATCGAATCTATATAGCTATATGTTACGGTGTTGTGTAATATATATATTTATATAAAAAATATATTTTATTCTTACCGCTGAAACGAGTTGTCGGAATTTTTTAAAAAAAGAGTACTATTTGCTTATTTTTAGCCATAACTAACTTAAATACAATAAGATACAATAGTACAGATTAAGTACGAATCGATAATTATACAGTGCACATCGATAATTATGTGTTTTATTTAGAATGAAAATAAATTACGATAGTATTGTATTTAATTAAATTTAATTACTATATTTGCACATATAAAGTAACGTCGAAAATTACAAAGAAATTTATTGAACCCTTACTGAATGATGCCTTTTCGACGTGGCTATTTTGGTAAGGGTTCTTCATTTTAAATAACGTCGAATGGAAACAGAAGTATGGAAAACTATTTTAGGTTTTGAAGGAGTTTACGAAGTAAGTTCTTTAGGTAGGATTAAATCATTTAGAAATCCAAAAGAAAGGATTTTAACACCAACAAAAAATGGTAGAGGTTATATGAAAGTTATTTTATATAAATCAGATTTAAAAAAACAAATAACCGTTCATCAACTTGTTAGTATTGCTTTTTTAAACCACACACCGAATGGTAATAAATTAGTAATTGACCATATTAACGATGACAAAACAGACAATCGTTTGGATAATTTACAAGTTGTAACTCAAAGTTTTAATCTTAAAAAACGACATAAAAAAACATTATTATGAAAGTAGATTTTTACAAAGATGCCTATCAAAATACAGCGATTGTAAGACCAAAAGACGCGCTGTTTTACTTAGACCGTATACGAAATGGTGAAAGCAAAAAAACAATCGAGTTAGTTAGGGCTGAATTAGATTCTAAAAAGAAGGCTAAAATTAAATTACAACTGCCTGCGGTTACATTTGCCGGAACATTTACCACAAGGGCAAAGGATAATTTAAAAAAATCGAGTGGTTTAGCTATATTAGATTTTGATAAACTAAAAAGCTATGATTTAGTTTTAGAGTTAAAAGAAAAACTTAAAATTGATAGTTACGTTTATTCAACATGGATAAGTCCATCGGGTGATGGTTTAAAGGCTTTGATTAAGATTCCTTCTATTGAATCGAATGACGAGTATAACAAATACTACAAATCAATTGTAAAGCATTTCCAATGGGTAAACGAAAACTACGGAAGTAATACAATAGATACATCAGGGCAAGATATTAGCCGCCTTTGTTTTGAATCATACGACCCTGAGATTCATATAAATTTAGAGTCAGATTTATACGTTGACTTTGAGCGAACTGAATTAGTAGAAATAAACAGCAGTTTAGGCGTTATTACTAACATACCTTTGACTGACCAAGACCAAATAGCAAATAGGTTAATGGTATGGTTTAAGAAATCTTACAACGGTGTAAATAGAAATAATAGTTTTCATAAGCTTGCACTTGCATTTAATGATTTCGGAGTTGAAAGATTTATCGCTGAAAAGTATATCCTTGCAAATGAGCAAAAGGATTTTGATAGTAAAGAAATAATTGCCTTAATTAATTCAGCTTATAAACATACGGCTAACTTTGCCACAAAACAATTTGAAGATAAGTCTAAATTGAAGACTATTTCAAATATGATTTTAGTTGGTAAAACAAATGATTATATTAGAAAATCTTTTCCTGATTTAAACACTGACAAATTAGATGCTGAAATAATAGCGCAAAAAAGTAAAATTGACGTCAACAAATTTTGGAGCCATAACGAGGAAGGGAAATTAGTAGTTTCACATCACAAGTTTAAATTCTACTTAGAAAATAAAAACTTCTTCAAACATTTTCCAATTGATAAATCAAAGACTTTCACTTTTATCACTAAGGAAGGTAATTTTGTTGACGAAGTTACAGAGTTTCAAATTAAAGACCACGTGCTAAACGAATTATTAAGCAGTGATAGTTTGGAGCCTTTTGACTTGGTTGCTGGTAGTACAAAGTCATTTACACCACAATACCTTTCTATGCTTGAAACAGCAAAATTCAATATTGAAGAAGATGGTTCTGACTTTGCAATATTATACTATCGTAATTGTGTAATCAAAGTTTTTAAAGATGGTTACCAAAAAATGAGTTACGAAGATTTAAAAGGTTTTGTTTGGAAAAAACAAGTAATAGACCGTGACTTTATAGATGCTGATCACCACGACTCGGAGTTTAGAAAATTCCTTTGGCTGGCTTCATCGCAAAACAAAAACAAATACGAAAGTTTAAAATCTGTTATTGGTTACTTGATGCACTCTTACAAAACAAGTGCAAACAATAAAGCGATAATATTTAACGATGAAACAATTTCAGACAATCCAAACGGCGGTTCGGGAAAATCATTATTTTGGAATGCCCTTGGTAAAATGAAAAAAGTTTCCGCAATAGATGGTAAAACTTTTGAATTTACAAAGTCATTCCCTTACCAATCGGTGCCTGTTGATACGCAGTTACTTGTATTTGACGATGTTAAAAAGAACTTTCAATTTGAATCTTTATTCTCATTAATTACGGAAGGTATTACCTTAGAATATAAAGGGCAGGATGCAATAAAGTTACCTGTTACTAAATCGCCAAAAATAGTAATCACAACAAACTACACTATCGGAGGTGTTGGAGGTTCTTTTGAACGTAGGAAGTTTGAGGTTGAAATGTCAAGCTATTTCAATGCAAATCACACGCCTTTAGATGAGTTTGGTCACATGCTTTTTGATGATTGGGACGATAACGAGTGGGCAAGGTTTGACCATTTCATGATTAACTGCCAAAAATTTTACCTTGAAAAAGGCTTAGTTCCTTTCGACTTTACAAATTTAGAGCATAGAAAATTAATCAATGAAACATCTTCCGAGTTTCTTGAATGGATTGGAGACGGGAACGTACAGGAAGACCACCGACACGTTAAAAGCGTTTGTTTTGAAAATTTCTTACAGGAAAACAAAGATTTTAGAAGTTGGTTAAAGACAAAACGTTTTACCATATGGATTCAAAAGTATTGCGCGTATTACGGTAAGACTTACACGGAAGGGAACTCCAACGGTCAAAGATGGTTTGAAATAGCAAGTAGTAACGAATTTAAAAAAGTAGAAGAATGTCCATTTTAGAACTTAGAGAATACCAAAAACAATATGTAGATGAATTACAAAATTCATTTAAGAAAGGAAACAAAAAGATAGTTTTGTGCGCTCCCACAGGTTCGGGCAAAACTGTCATGTTTTCCTACATGTGTAAAAACGCATTTACAAAGAATAAAAAAATACTTATTCTAACAGATAGGAAGGAATTATTTTCGCAGTCGGATAGCGTTTTATTAAAGTTAGATTTAAAGCCACAATTAATAAAACCTAATTCAAAGGTAGATCTAAACGAAAATCTATTTGTAGGAATGATTCAAACGGTAATGCGTAGGATTGAAATACTAAAAGAGTGGATTGATAGTTTGGATTTAATTATAATTGACGAAGCGCATAAATCTATTTTCGATGGTTTATTTGATTACATAAATAAAAAAACTTATGTAATAGGAGCCACTGCAACGCCACACAGAGAGGGAAAACAATTAAGTTTGGAAAAGTTTTACGATGACATTATACAAGTCATAGATACGCCTGATTTAATTGAAAGCGGTAATTTATCAACTCCCATTTCTTATGGTGTTAAAGTTGATTTAAAAGGTGTAAAAACAAAAGCTGGCGATTACGATGAAAAAAGCATGGCGGATAAATATTCTGAAATACAACTTTACCACGGTGTGTATGATAATTATACAAGAATTTGCAACGGTAAGAAAGCAATAATATTCGCACCAAGTAGAGATTCATCCGTTGAGCTTGTAAATTCTTTTGTAAGCAAAGGTTTAAACGCAAAGCATGTGGATTGTTACATGGATAATAGAGATGAAATTATTGAATGGTTTGAAAAAACCGAAGGTGCAATTTTATCTAATTACGGAATATTAACAACAGGGTTTGATTGTCCTACAATTGAAGTTGTGATTTTATACAGGGCTACAAAGTCTTTGCCTTTATTCCTTCAAATGGTTGGTCGTGGTTCGAGAGTTACACCAACAAAAACCGAATTTACAATTTTAGATTTTGGAAATAATATTCAAAGACACCACTACTGGGAATCACCAAGGAAATGGAATTTAAAGAAAAAAGAAAAAAAAGAAGGTGCGGCACCAATAAAAGAATGTCCAGATTGTTGTTACCTTATGCCTGCAAGAATTATGGATTGTCCCGAATGTGGTCACGTGTTTGAAAAGTCCGAAAAGGAAAAAGAAGAAGATGTAATTGTAGAACTTCAAAAACTATCTTCAAACGCTTTGAAATCTAAAATACAAGGAGCAACTTTCAAAGAACTTGAAATGATACAAAAAGCAAAAGGATATAAAGTTTCGTGGATATTCCACCAATTGAAAACCAAAGAAGATTATTTTGCTTATGAAAAATACATGGGCTATAAAAAAGGATGGGCAAACAGACAATTTAATTTAAAGTACAAATGAAAAGTGAAGATAAAATCCAACAGGAAATAGTAATGTGGTATAGAAATAACTATTGTTTAAAGAAACATAATCCACGAAATTTAATTTTTTCAGTTCCCAATGATTCAAAAGATGCAAAGGAACAAATGAGAAAAATTGCAACAGGATTGTTTTCGGGTGTATCTGATTTAATTATGATACACTTTGGTAACGTGTATTTTATAGAGGTAAAAACAGACGTTGGAAGGCAATCGGACAAACAAAAAGAGTTTCAAACACTTGTTGAAAACCAAGGGCTAAAATATTTTTTAGTAAGAAATTTAAAAAACTTTCAAGAAATACTTACAGATTAATAATTAATGTGTATATTTGTTGTATAATTAAAACACACACACATGAAAACAAGTTGAGCCTTTGGGCTGGTAGGGATTGAAGTAAGGGTAAACTTCCTAAGTCAGCAACAGGTTCGAGTCCTGTCCCTACCACTAACTATAAAACACACAACAATGAAAACTAACCTTAGAAAATTAGCGTTGATACTTCAGAAGGTCGACGCTTCAAAGTTCTTTTCAATTAGCGTTTACAACGGTTCAATCGTTTTAGAAGCATTTGAACAAGACGTATTAATTGACGACCTAAACATTAATTGGGACTCGGTCGAGTACGATTTAGAAATGACAATCTTTAAGAAAAACAACGTTAAACTAATTGTATCATGAAAAATATTTATAAAGCATTGGCAAACTTCCAACAAGAAGTCCCAACAATACACAAAGGAACAGCGGGTTATGGTTACTCATACGCAGACCTTACAGCAATCTACAAAATCATTAACCCGTTGATGAAGAAACACGGGTTAGGGTTTACGCAACCAATCGTAAACAACCAAATGAAAACGATAGTATTTCATGTTGATAGCGGTGAGTCAATTGAAAGCATTACAGATATTCCAATGAATGTACAGCTTAAAGGTCAAAACGACTACCAGGTAATGGGGTCGGCGTTCACTTACTTCAGACGTTATACTTTGAGTTCAATGTTAGGACTTGTAACCGATAAAGATATCGATGCAAGTGGTGAGCAAACGGGAAAGCGCAAAGAGACAATCACCGACGAACGTTTACAAGCTGCACTTGAGAAAATCAAGAAAGGTGAGTACACGATGGAGAAATTAAAAGAGAAATTTGAATTAACATCAAAACAATTAGAGCTATGTATGTAAGTTATGAATTATACGACAAAGAAGGTGAACCAGTAATGGATTTGAAAGGCAATAAATATATTGCGCCAATTGGTTCAAATGTTATTTTTTCTGATGATGTAGAAGAAGGTGAAGAGTTTGTTGCAGTTGAGTTTGTTGGAAAAGTAATATCTCACCTATATAATGTTACATCAGATACACTTTGTATTGATTGTGAAACAGATTTAAATGAGCATGACCATTTAAGGATGAAAAAGTATTACGAACTTAAATTTAAACAATCATGTTAATCAGATGCTCATCACTACCCAAAATCATGACGGCGTCCCGAACGAAAGGGGCGCTATCAGAAACAGCGAAAAGCTACATTAAGTCAATCGCTAAACAAGACTACTTCGGCTACGATGTAGAGCTTAACAATAAGTACGTAACAAAAGGGTTGCAATGTGAAGAGCATTCAATCGCATTACTTAACGATGTACTATTTACTAACTACGAAAAGAACACCGAACGAAAGTCAACGGACATTCTTACAGGCGAAGCAGACATCTACACACCTGAGTTGATAATCGACATTAAAACGTCTTGGAGCTTTGAAACATTTCCGGCAACACCCGACGATATTAACATTAAAGATTACGAATATCAGTTAAGAGGATATATGTATTTGTACGATGTTAACAAAGCATCTTTAGCATATTGTATGGTCGATACACCACAAGAGCTTATAGGCTACGAAAACGAGCAATTGCACCGAGTAGGTAACGCCCAGAGCGAAGCACTTGTTACAATGCTAACCATTGACCGTGACTTAGAGCTTGAAGAAAAGATGCTAGATACGTGCAAGCAAGCGATTGAATTTTATAATGAATACATAAATCAAATCCATGAAAAAAAGTATTGTTAACTTTGCCGACATACCAATCGATGAGATTCGGATGCGGTTGAAATACCAAAAGAAAAAATACAGTGTAACAGAGTGCGTCAAAGAGGCGTTCAGAATAGCTAATAATAAAATAAAAGAAGATGAAAAACGAGATGAAATTTAATGGGACAATCACTAACGTGTTAGAAGTGATCGAAGTAGGAGCAAACAAAAAGATAGAGTTTGTAGTTAAGGAAAACGAAGGACAATATCCTCAGAGTGCAAAATTCAGTATCTTTGGTACTGAGAAAGTAGATAAGTTTTTGCAGTACAACAATGTAGACCAAGAGGTTGAAGTGCATTTTAACTTTAAGACCACCGAATGGCAGGGTAAGTATTTCACCAACAATGAGGCGTGGAGAGTTAACAAGGTACAAACAGAAGAAACACCGTTCTAACATGAAAAAGAAAGTAAATAGCCTCAGCGATTTGACTGAGGCTAAACGCCAGCAAGCGATAGAATACTACAAACACATAGCTCATGCTACAATGCTTTGCCAATCAGCTTTGCATTCCTTAGATGATGTTTCAGACAACATGTTTCACAAACGAGAAATAAAGCAAACAATAAATGCTTTTATCACAGGAGTTGAAAGGTTCGCAGCTACCTTTGTAGAAAACAACAACGAGACAATGGCGCAGACATACTCAAATGTTATCAAACAAATTGATGAGTTTAAAACAAACATTAATATCGAGATACAATGAAAAAGGACAACAAGAACCGCAACCGATGGATGATTGCAATATCATTCGACATTGATAGGTGGAAGAGACGAGAGAACAGAAAAGGAGTAATTAACGTAGGGCGCATGATTTGCAAAGCCTTTTATAACAAGTACGACGATGGAAATTGAGAAAAAAATTGAAGAGCTTAAAGCTAAATTAACGGGTGATTTATTCCAAGATGGAGAGTTGATGATGGAAATTTACGAGTTGAAGAAACAACTTAACCCTGAAATAGAAACGAATCCTGAGTTAGATAACGATGAAAACGACTGTTTGTTCTGTGGGAGTTAAATAGAAAATTATGGAACAATATTATATTAAACAAGGACGAAAATACGTGCCAGCAGGAGTTGATTGTCCTAACTTGCACG